TTGCTATTTTTACGGCTCTGCTCGCTACGCATGGTTGCGTTCCCCGAACCCCGGCAACGCGAACAACGCGCGCAACGTGAACACTGACGGTAGTTTGAACAACAACAATGCGAACAACAGTAACGGAGTCGCCCCCGATTGTGGGAATAGTCAGTTCAAGTAGTCGAAAGACCAAAGCAGCACGCTCACACAAGGAGCGACCGTCCTATCTCCGAAGGGAGTGAATATTACGGGCGACGAAGGTGCCTTTCGAGGCAGTCCTTTTAAAAGCGTCCGTTAACACTATGTCTTATGAAAAAGTTATTTCGTTCGATTCACTATATCGTGGTTTGAAAAAGTGCTGTAAAAATGTCCGGTGGAAGGATAGCACGGTAGGCTATGAAGGTAACGCGCTTAAAAACACTTACAAGCTCCGGCAAAACCTTTTAACCGACAATTATAGTATCGACAAATATCAGCACTTCGTTATCTACGAGCCAAAGAAGCGTGACATAATGGCGACAAGGCTCAAAGACCGTCAATTTCAAAGGTCCCTTTGCGACAATGGATTTTACGAACAAATCACAAAATCCTTTATATCCGATAATTGCGCTTGTCAGCAAGATCGTGGTGTTGATTATGCGCTTGATCGCATGACAGCGCATCTACGTAGATATTACGTAGAACACGGCGCGGAAGGGTGGGTACTTAAATGCGATATACATCATTATTTTCAAAGTATAAATCACGATGTAGCAAAAGCGGCAATAAACAAGCGAGTTAAAGACGATCAAATTGCTCGACGAGCCTGTGAAATAGTTGATAGTTTCGGCGGGGATAAAGGGATTGGACTTGGTTCGCAGGTGTCTCAGCTCGTAGCTCTCGCCGTGCTCGACGATTTAGACCATTATATCAAAGAGCGCCTCCAGATAAAGCATTATGTCCGGTATATGGACGATTTTGTATTGATTTACCTAGATAAAGAATAATTGAAGTATTGCCGGGTTGAAATTAAAAGAAAGTTATCGGAGATCGGCTTGATGCTTAATAAAAAGACGGCTCTCTACCCTTTGCGCCAAGGAGTGAAAATTCTGAAATGGCGCTTCATAATTGCCGACAGCGGTAGAATCGTCCGGAAAATGAGCAAAGATAAGAAAGGAAGTCAGCGCAGTAAGTTAAAGAAGCTACACGAAAAAGAAGTATGCGGAGAATATCCTGTCGGCGTGGCTCGCGAATCATTGGTGTCGTGGCTTGCTAACGCTGAACGCGGAAGCACATATAGCGAAAGGACAAATATGATTATTTATCTAAACGAATTGGAGAGGCAGCACAATGATAAAACAAGATTATAAGAGAATCGCTAAAATCGAAGCGATTGCTAACGCCCACAAAGCAGAACAGCTTTCTACTATGCGCGATACATACGATAGGTCTTGCCTTGAGGGTGATATTGATAGCGCGGCAGAGTTCGCCAGAAAAGTACGTGATAAACTGCTTTCGGAAACTGATTGGACGCAGGTGGTAGATAGTCCGCTGACTGAGTCCGTGAAATTACAGTGGGCATCATACCGGCAAGAGCTACGAGACATCCCGGAGCAAGCCGGATTTCCACTTGTAATAGAGTGGCCTTTAGAGCCATAACCGCGAGGTAGATTACACTTCATGACACGGCATGGGGGAACGGGATAATTCCCTTACCTTCACGCCGTGTTTTTTATAAAAGGAGAAACATATGACGATAAACAAAGCAATATCGAAAGTCGACGCTCTGAAAATTAATGCTTTCACGTCCGCGCAGAAAGCAGAATGGCTTACAGAGCTTGAAGGGAAAATATACATTGAGGTTGAAAAAAGCCCTGCCGATGTGTTATACCCAAAAAACTATTATGACTACATATACGAAATAGGTACTGCCGGACTTGTCGCAGGAGCTTATTATATCGTTGTAGCTACAAAAGATTATAAATTCACACTGCCGGACGCGCTTGTTGACGGTGATATTCTGATAGTCAACACAGACAGTCTTAAAGCATACGTGAATGACGAATATACTGCTGCCGTGACACAGAGTGCACACGGCGCGGAAACAGACTTAACAACATCATTCGCAAGCGCCGCTGATATTGATATGCTTGTGCCAGCTCCGTATGAGAACCTATACGTGCTATACGTATGCGCAATGATTGATTTTTACGAGAACGAGACGGAAAGCTATGCTAATTCATATACAATGTTTAACGCTGCATATCTTGACTTCCGTAAATATTGGATTCGCATAACCGATCAGGAACACAAATATTTCAAACTCTGGTGAGGTGAGAGCATGATATTACCGAGACTTCCATACAGAGAACAGAAAAGAAAAAAGCAGATTATTACTTTCGGCGGCATTAACTATTCAAGAAACTATTCAGAGGGCGAGCTGCTGGAGAGCGAAGGGCTTACTTCGGAACAGTTTCCTTGCCTCACTCAAAGAAAAGGCAGGATCGGCACAACAACATATACTGCGCCTACTGCTTTATACGCAAGGGGAAAGCTGGCGGTTGTTAGCGGAACTAATTTTTATTACGATAACACCGCCAAAGGAACAGTTACGGCTGGAGCAAAGCAGATGTGCACAATCGGGAATAAAATCATTATATTCCCAGACAAAAAGTATTACGACACTGAAACAGGCGCTTTCGGGAGTCTCGGATCATCGTATACAAGACCGGGCGCTTCTGCTGTTTTCGCAGCAAACAGCATAACTTTCAAGGAAGGTTATTACTCAGATGTTGTTACCGGCGGTTTCACTGTTTTAGATAATCCTTCTACAGACACGGTTGATTCATGGGTTGGAACTTTAACAATCGACCAAAGCACCGGAAAATACACTTACAACAACTATTCCGATATTACATACGGAGATATAGTTGTTGGCACAGTGTTTTTTCTCAATTTTCCGGACAACACACAATACTACAAAGTTACCGCCGTTAGCACATATGAGACAGGTGAAACTACTTATGTAGACATTACATACGAAAAACACACTTCAACATACGTGTTTTATTCGAATGTGGCTGATTATTTCAGCATTGGCGACGCGGTTAAAATATCAGGCTGCACGACTTTCCCGGCAAACAACCTAAGTATAGCTATAATCCGAGATATAGAAGATTACAAGTTAACTTTCGACGACGCTTTGTTTTCTGCCGGGACGGAAACAGGAACTTTAGTTGTTTCGCGAGATATTCCAGAATTAGATTATGTATGCGAGGACAGCAACAGAATATGGGGGACGGACGGCAATACTATTTTTGCCTCTGCTCTCGGAGATCCTTTTAACTTCTACTATTACGATTATCTGACTATTGACAGTTATGCTGTCGCTGTTGGTTCGGAGGGTGCTTTTACTGGTTGTATAGGATTTGGCGGCGGCGTGTTGTTTTTCAAAGAAAACTGCGTTCACAAGATTATCGGAGCTTATCCGGCAGCATATTCGCTTTATACATACACCATTCAAGGCGTACAAGCCGGATGCGCGAAAAGCCTTGCGATCATAAACGAAAATTTATATTATAAGGGCGTAAACGGATTTTACGTTTATTCCGGTGGATCGCCTACACTTATTTCAGCGAACTTGGGATCTAAAAAGTTTATAAATGCTGTCGCAGGAACAGACGGAGAGCGTTATTATGTATCTATGCAGGACGATGATACCGACAAATGGGGGATATACGTTTTTGATACAAGACGCGGGATATGGATGCGCGAGAGCGAAACTCACGCTTACGATTTTACTTATAACGATGGAATTCTATATTATCTTGACGCTGATGCAAAAAGGATTTATAAAACGGGACAGGGATATACAAGTGAAACTGCGCTTGTGTGGAGCGCTACATTTTGCCCGTTTTACGAGGTTGTTTTTAACCGTAAATGCTATTCAAGGCTTTATTTGCGTGTTGAACTCTCGACCGGTTCAACCATGAAAGCAGAAATAAGCGTTGACGACGGAGCATATACGGAAGCATGGAATTCCGACGCTAACACCAAAGGCACTGTAATGGTCCCGATTATACCTACGCGCTGTGATAAATTCTCTGTGCGTTTATCTGGCACAGGTGAATTTGTCGTACATTCACTATTGCGCGAATATACACTCGGAAGCGAGGTCTAAATAATGAGCATAAAACTACCGTATCTTGCTAACGAACCGCCGAAGCTCGATCCAAAGGATATAGCAGGATCGCTAAAGAAAATCGACGAATATTTCAGATACATTAAAGAGCAATATAATCATATAGTCGATATCATCAATAAGAACGAGGAGGGCGTATAACATGCCAAAGCCGAGACTCAAATACTACGGAGAAAATATATCTGACGATCAGAGAGAAGAAAACTATACAGAGGATATTCCGGCGTATATTCCTCTGCCAGACGAAGAAGAAAGCGAAACAGATATCGCAGGTGACGATTATGCGGCACAGGAATTCGCTGACATACTTGACCAGAACAAAGGCGACGAAGGAACGGACGACGAACTCGGCACCGGACCGGACGGAGAGCCTACGCAAGACGAGCTGCAAGCGGCGAGAGAAGGCGTAACCAACGCGGCAGGCGACACAATGGGCGCTTTATATGAAGCGGCAGAAAACTTTTCATATGATACAGCACCGAATTACGCGGATAAGTATACTCCGCAGATTGATTCTTTGCTTGCGCACATTTATGGCAATTCATATGAAAGCTATCTTAACAGCGCAAACTACAAGGCGCTTGAAAAGAAGTACAAGGAAAATGCGCGTCGCGGTATGCTTGATACTCTCGGGCAGGTTTCAGCACGCACAGGTGGCCTTGCAAGCTCCTATGCGACACAAGCGTCGCAACAGTCTTATAATAACGAGATGAACGCTCTGCAACAGGCAGCGCTTGAAATGTACGGCAATCAGCAGGCGACAGCTTTTGGGGATTTCGGTGAAGATGTAGACGAAGAAGATACTGAATACGAAGAAGAAGGAACGGACGACGAGCTTGGCACAGATTCATCGACTCTATTTGATGATATGTTTGCTTCCGGAAGCCCTGCGGCATATCTCGCGGCAAACTATAAGAAATATGGTATAGCGTATTCAGCTATTGCAAAGGTGATAGCAGAATACGAAAAATGGGCAGAAAGAAGCGCTCAAACCGAAACTACTCCTGCTCCCGGAACTGGTACCGGCAACAATGCAGACGACACATCAGACGGACCGGAGTATAATGTAACAAACAATCACGGGGACAGTTGGGTACACGTTATCGGGTTCGGACGTCTTTCGTGGCAAGAGCTTGAATATTACGTTGAAAAAGGGCAGATTGTTGAGCAAATAAACGGGAGCAGCGTAAAATACATAAAAGCGAAATGAGGTAGAATATGGCCAGTGCATTTCTTAAAAAGAAAGCCGAGCAAAGCAAACAGCGCATTGATCAGGAATACGGACACGGCGCATACGGCGGCAGCGGCGCGAGTGAATTTTTGAAGAAAAAAGCCGCAGCAGCTAAAGAAGGCATTGACGCTAAGTTTAGCGATTCATCGTACGGCGGCAGTAAATATGACATGGACAAGCGTTCATACGCCAAACCGGACTTATTTGCAAACCTTTACGATTACGCAAGTGGACTGAGAAGCCAGCTTGACACAACCAAAAACGCATCTCATGGAAGCAATTTCAGCGATTACGCTGATGTAAATGACTACGAGAACAGTCAATCAGCTAAAATCGCGCTGCCGGAATTGCAGAAGCAGTACGATGAAGCAATGCAGTATTACTACTCTTACCTGCCATACGCTTCCGACTATGCAGAACTTTCAAAAGCAGGTGACAGCAAGAGCAATAAATCGAAGCTGCTTTCCGCTTATAACATTGGCGGTGATACAGTATACGATTACATAAACAATATAAACGGCGTATCTGAAACTCTTGGCAGCCAGGACGCTCCGAAGTCACCGTATACTAAATATAGCTACAT